GTTTGACAGCTTTCGCATACACCCCTAGAATGACCTCACGCGTGGCGGGGTAGCTCACCGGTAGAGCGCGGCCCTGAAAAGGCCGGCGTAGGCAGTTCGATTCTGCCCCCCGCCACCATAAGAAACTAGCGCCAGGTCTGTGAACAAGTTCCATTTCCCTTCGCACTGAAATCCATTCTGGACAGGGCGCAGCTTGAACATTCCGCAATGCCGCAGGAGCTGCTCCTTTGCCTGAGCAGGTTTCCGAGCGGCCAACTCGGGCAGGTCAGCGAAACTCGCGCGCACGCGGCTTTCAATCTGGCGCGCGTCGAGGCTTGGCATCCTGCTGACAACAGGCTGCGCGTCGCGTTCCGCTTCCATGCGGTTCAATTCGGATAGCAGCGCCTTCGACGGATTCTCTGCGATGATGCGCGCCAGCCTCTCGATCTTCTTCGTCAAGTCCGCCCGCATGCCCGGCTCTTGCTTGCGCTGCCGCAACTCCTGCTGCCGCTGAAATTCCGACACGGCAAACTGAATCCAATCCTCGCGCAGCACGTCGCGCTGTAGCCCGGACAGAATCTCCCGCTCCAAGCGGTCGCGCCGAATCAGTACCCCATTGGCGCACGTCCCGCGCTCGTGGTGCATCGGGCAGCCGTATTTCTGCGAACTCGCATTGCGCCCGCATCCGCACAAGATGGTCATGCGCGCCTCGCACAGCGCGCATTGCAGCAGCCCGCTCAGCAGGTAGTGCGACATGCGCCCGTTCTGCCCGGACTGCCTTGCCGCCCCACTCCGCAATCCCCGTTCCTTGAGCCGCTGTTGCACCCGCGCCCAGGTTTCCTCGCTCACGATGCGCAGCGACTCATCTTCCCGGACGCGCCAATCCGTCCGCGGACGCAAACGCTGCACCCGCCGGCCGGTCTGCGGATCGCGCAGCCGCCGTGTCCGATTCCACACCACGCTGCCGCGGTAGCGGTCATTGTGTAGCATCACGCTCAGCGCGCCCGGAGACCAGCTCGCCCGCGCGCCCGTTCGCTGTGGGCACGGCGACGGCACGCGCTCCCGGTTGAGCCGCTTCGCCAGCTCCACCAGCGACTCGCCGCCTTCGTACAGCGCGAAGATTCGCCGCACCACCGCGGCCTGCGCTTCCTCAATCTCCAGCCGTGCCCCGCACACCAGCGGACGCCCATACGGATCTCGCCGCGCCGGGTCTTCCACCGGCACGCTGCGATAGCCGAAGCAGCGCCCGCCGGCGTGCAGCCCGGCCAGCATCCGGCCCTCCATGCCGCGCTGTACTTTCTTGGTCAGCTCCGCGATGTACAGCTCGTCCACCAGGCCGTGCGTGGTCATCAGCACCCGCGCCTGCTCGCTCGCCGTGTCAATGCCTTGCGCCACGAAGATCACGCGCACGCCGGCAAACGCCAGCCGCTTGGCGATCTGCAACGCGTCGCCCACGTCCCGCGCAAGCCGCGAAGTATCGTCCAGCAGCAGCACCTCCCACCCGCGGCCGTTCGATGCCGCCGCCAGCAGCTTTTGCAGGCCCGGCCGCTCCAGCGTCGCTCCTGTCACCGCTTGGTCGCTGAATACCTCCGCCACGTCCCACCGCTGCGCGCCGGCGTACTCCCGGCATTTGCGAACCTGGTCGTCCACACTGGCCGGGTTTTGCTTGTCGCTCGAATACCGCGCGTAAATGGCGCACTGCATCATGGCTTCTTCCCTCCGGCGCGATGCCGCTTCCACCAGCGGCGCTTATCGGCGCGCGCCGCCTCCGCCTTGCACTCCGCGCGGCCGCAATATCTTTGAAAGTGATGGGTCTTGCGGAAGCTGCGTTTGCACAGCGGGCATCGCATGGGCAGATGCTAGAGGTAATATCTAGTCGCTGTCAACTTCTTTTTCCGGCGAATTGCCTTCCCGCTCCAGCTCATCCAGCAGCGCCGGCACCAGCACATGCCGGATGAAGTCCTCCGCCAGGGCACGCCTTTCCTGGGCCAAACTGGCGGGACCGGCCGACGGTCGCAGGACCGCCCGCAGTTCCAGGACGGCCACGGGCGAAGTCCCGCGCGGCGAGGCCTTCTGTTTCAACGTTTTTTCAGGCTTGCCCATCGCATCCCTTTATTTGTGCAGGCGCGTGCACTGGTTCAGACCTCCAGGCGGGTGCCGGCGGCGCGGCGACGGTAGCTCTCGCCGCCGACGTACACGGCCAGGCACAGCTCGCGCAGGCGGTCGCAGATTCGGCCGTCAAGTTTCGCCAGCGCGTCAATCTTCAGATTGGAGCTGACGATCAACTGCGGCCGGCAATGCGCATACGCATGGTCTACGACGCGCAGCAGCACGTCGCGCGAGAATTCGCTGCTCGACTTGCTTGCGCCCAGATCGTCGAGCAGCAGCGTCTCGCAGCGGAAACATTCCTGCTCGAGTATCTCGCTGACCTGCCGCCGCCCTTCCCCGCCGAAAAAACTTTCGCGGCATTGCAGCAGTAGCGACGCTACGCTGACGAACCGCCCGCGCCTCTGCTCCGCGATGCGGTCGAGCAAAACCGCCACGCCGAGATGCGTTTTGCCCACGCCGGGCGGTCCGTACAGGTAAAGCCCCAACTCGCGCCCCCTGCGCGGCTTCCGCGACTCGACCGCCCAGGCCTGCACCGCCGTCAACGCGGCGCGTTGCGGCGCCGTCTGCTTGCTGTAGCTTTCCAGCGTGCAACCTCGAAACGCCTCCGGCACTCCGGCCGCGGCCAAGTGAGCACGCGCCTGTAGCAGCACGTTCGCGCGATAGGCAACCCGGTAGCCGGCCGCGTTTTCCTTCCGGCATGTAGCGCACCAGGGCTCGGGCAATTGCGCCGTGCCGGCAAACCACGATTCGCCGCAGTTGCCGCACCGCGCCCAAGCCGACGCGTCTGTTGCGCGCGCTTCGCTGGCCGGCGTCGCAGTCATGCGCGCACCCGCGCCGGCTGGCACGCGATGCACGGCGCACCGCCCGCCCCGCAGAAGGCGTGATGAAAGCACCGGCACTCCGCGTCGCATTCGACGCGCGCGCTCCGCGCATGGGCTGCAACCGCCGCCGTGCCCCGCTCGACGCTACTGCCGGCGTGCAACACAAAGCGAAACCGCCCCGCGCCTTCGCACACCGTTGCAATCGCGTGGCCCGCGCGCCGCAGCTCGAAGATGCGCCCGCCGTAGCGGAAGCCGACCGCGTTCAGCTCGACGTTGCTCACGCCCGCCGCCCCGCGCTCGCGCAGCAGCGCCAGGATCGCCGCGCGCTGCGATTGCCGGCGGTCCGCTTCCTGCTGCGATGCAAACAGGTCGCCCGTCCCTGCACTTCGCCGGACTATGCTCGCCTTCGCCACGTCGCATTCCCCTCCACCCTTTTCGCCGTTGCCTTCCGCCGTTGCCGTTGCCGTTCCTGCTTTTCCGATTCTCGACTTCTCGCCGCTCTTCACACTTCGGCCTCGCCCTGGTTTTCGCTTTTCATCCCCAGAGCTTTTGCTTTTCAGGTTTTCAGGTATTGGTGTCCCCGGCTTTCCACAGGCCCCCGTTCAAACGCGCCGATTCTCCCCGGCGCGCAAAGCGCGCCGCCAAAACCGCACGCACAAGCCCTGACGCTTCTCCTGACGGTTACTTGGTGGTTCTATAAGGATGCAACCGCGAAAAGTGCACTCTGGTTCAGGGTTTTGTGCTTCGCCGTTCAGGGTTTTGGTGCTCTCTGGTTCAGGGTTTCGGCCCGAAAACCATGCACCCCGTTCAGGGTTTCGCCGCTGCAAAGCCTGAATCGTATTCAGGGTTTCTTCGAGTATCCGTGCCCCTTGCGCTCCCTCGGAAACGGAACCTTGCGCGGCAGAGGTTCAAGGTCCAGCCGGTACATGACAGACCGTCCGCGCCCGCCGCTTTCCCGGTCCATCGGAATCAGCACACCCCGATCGCGGAAGCGCGCCATCATCTTCCGCACGCCGCGCTCCGTAAGATTCGTTTTCCATGCGAGGTAGCCCACGGTAGGAAACACGTTGTTCCCGTCATCGTCCGCGTGGTCCGCCAGGGCCAGCAGCAGATGTGCCTCCGTCATCGGCACGTCCAGGCTCCACACCGTATTCATCATGCGGATGCTCACCGCCGCGACCCCTTACGATTCAGTGCGGCGAAGTTCAGCCGATAAGCTCGCGGTCCCTTCTTCCGACCGCGGAAGGGCCGTTGCTTCGACAAGCCGCTCAGCTCGACGCGCAGCCGCCCGCGCGCGCCGGGCCCGGCCGCTCGCAATGCGCCCGCCGCGCGCAGCTTCTCCAGGCACTCCTCGACCGCGAGCACACCTCACCGGCGGCGATTGCCTTCTCCACAGTTTCCACAGCTTTTTCCTCCGGTTCAGCAACGAGCCCTTTTAGGGAAAGGGACGCAAAAAAAAAGAAGAGCCGGGAGGCGACACGCGCGCGCGCCTCCCGGCGAATCCGCCAGGCGAAAGGAGGAAAACTCCTGGCGGGGCCAACTCGCTTCAGGCCGCTGCAAAGACGGCCACGCGGAATTTCTCCACCAGCTCGCGCGCTCGCGATTCAGGAAACCCGGCCACTTCGCCGGGATTGTACCCCGCGGCCTGCCGCACAAACTTAACCACCCGCATCGCCTCATGCGGCCCGCTTCCCGCTTCCTGCGTACGCCGGCGCAGATCCGGGTCCATGTCCCGTTGCACGTGCCAGTGCCGCGGCAGCTCCTCGCGGCGGATCACGCCACGTGCGATGCCATCGCGCAGCACGTTGTTGATCATCGCTTGCGGGTCCGTCGGGCTCCCGCCCATGAATCGGATTGGTACCAATCCGGGAAAATGGCCTTGCGCGTCGCAACGCACCCCGGCGGCGTACAAACGCTCCTCGATGAAGCGCGCTTGCGCTTCGGCGCACTTCCCCAGGGCCAGGATGTGCTCGAAGTATTCGCGCACGATGGCCGAAAAGTCTGCGAGTGTGCCCGCAACCACTTCCGCCGCCGCGAGCCGGTACTGCGCCTCCACCGCCAGCCCCGCCTGGGCGTGGGCTCGCTGAATCGCGTGCAACTCCGTGCGCGCCTGATTCAAATTCTCCACCGTAACGCTGCTGACCGCTTCGCTCGGGCTGCTGCCGTCGAGGATGCGCCCGCCGGCGCGTTGCAGCATTTTTTCCCGCTCCTCTCCGATCTCCGCGGCCAGCGACGCCACGCGCCGCTCCGCCTTCTCGCGCATGCCGCCGATCTGCGCACACTTCGCCTTCGCCGCCGCGTAGCCGGCGTGCTGGTCCACGTGCCCGATCACAGCCTTCGTCTCGACCTCTGTTGCTTTCTTGCTAAGCATGTGACTCCTCCTTTTCAGATTTGCGCCCTCCGCCTCGCGCCGCCGCGACGCGGAGGCCCACTCCTGATTCGAGCAAGCCCCCGCGCCGAAACGGGGAAAGGAGGAAACTGCGCTTTTTTTGTTTTGTTGTTGTTGTGTGGAAGTCGCTAGACGGTCCAGGCCGCCCCGGAGATCACAATTACACGCTCGGCGCGCCGCACCGCGAGATCCGTCTTGTGGATAATGCGCAGCACGGTTTCGTCACGGCTAAACGCCGGCTGCTCGGCCGCTCCATCCCAGTACGCCGCATCACGGCTCAGGTTCACCTGGGCGCTCAACTCGTCGCCGATGGACACTTCGAGCCAATCCACCAGCAGGACCTCCGACTCATCCTGCCCCACGCCCAGGTTGGCCGGGATGTGTGGCGTCACATCGAACGGCAGGCCGCGAAAAATGCCGCGGTCCAGTTCCGGCCACGCTTTGGCGCCGTCCGTGGTCCTCTGGTTGCCGAGGTACACGAAGGTCTGCGGCGAGAACACCCAGCTCACATTCAGAAAGTCGCTGCCCGCCGCGCCCATCGCTTTGAGGGCCAGGCCGGTGTCTGTCGTCACTTTGGCAATGGTCGGTGAGGCCTGCGCGGCCACCACCGTGCCCGCCCAATAGCGCAGTCCCTTGGGCCGGTACACGGTGCCCAGCCCGCGAATGAATTCGGCGTCCTCTGCATAAGCCGACGCGCCGAACACCTCACCGCGGATTACGCGCTCTGCGTTCGGACCGCCGTTGCGCAGCAGGTCGTTCGAGAGCGGAAACTCCGCCTGCCATTCTTTCGACACCATGCGCACCTTGCCGAATGCCGGCGGCGTGCTTGTCCCTTGCGCGGGAGGCTCACCCACCCAGCGCCCCACTGTCCCGCTGGTCACTTTGTTGATGCTCAGGTTTCCCTGCGGCATCAAGTACACGTTGAACTCCGGCACGCGCCGCCGCACCAGTGCCCGCGGCCGTAGGGCTTCGATGAAATCGGCGGCGATCCCTTCGCGCACCAAGCCGCCGCCACTCGCCAGCGACTCGGCATCAAGTGACGCAGCCACATAGCTGTCGCCCAACACATCGCGCGCAAATTGCGCCGGCTTCATGCCCGCCAATGGCGCCCCGGCAAGCGCGTGACACATTCGCGCAAACCGCGCACCCGCTTCCTCGCGGCTTTCTTGCCGCTCGACCTGTGGGCGGGCGACACTTACGCTTCCCGCATTCGACTGACGTACTGCTGCGCTCCTCTTCATTGTGAACGTTCCTCCTTTTGTCGATTTGTTATAAACCTGCCCTGAAGTGCGGAGGCTCGCCTAGGCCGGGTCGATCACCACTGCCGCCGGATTGACGAACAGGATCACGCGCTCTTTTTGGGTCCCGACATTTTCGGTCACCTCAACCGTGCCGCCCTCGGCCACCACCGAAACGGTTGAGTTTTTTGCAGATTCAGTGTTCCAACTCGCACCCGTTGCGTCCGTCACCTTGACCGCCAGCTTTCCCGTTTTCTTTACGAGCATTTTTCCCTCCTCCGTTCCGTCTGTAAAATCTGCGTATCTGTGAACGGCAACCCGCCCTTTCTGCCTTGTGCACGCGCTTGCACTGAGGCGGCCCGCCAGGCGGCCCGAAGTGCTTGCACGGTCCCTCTGCGCCATCTGCGGACTACTTGCTGGGCAGCGCCTCGATGTACTCCAGAATGGCACGCTCCAGCTCGCGCACTGCCTCTTCCGCCTTCGAGTCGAACGCCGGCTCCATAAACGGCTTGCCCGGAATCTTTTTGCCCTGGATGGTCCCGCTGCGGAGCCGCGCCCGCCGCCCCTTGCCGCGGCCGATGTGCCGCCATCCCTTTTCCAAAAATGAAAGGTAGAACGCATCGCCGCGCACGCCGATGCGGGCAAAAACGCCGTGCCCCTTTTTTCTCCGGCCCACCATCACCGCAAACGACTTTTTCCCTTTCCCTGTCCGCGAGGTAAACTGCGCCCCGTAGCGCCTCCGCGCCTCCGCCAGGATCACATTCGCCGCCGACCGCGCGCCTTTGCGCAACGCCTTTTTCTCGAGATCTGCCGGCAATTTGCGCAGCAGCTCCTTCAACTCCGCCAAGCCATGCACCTGCCCGAGTTGTTGCGTGCCCGTCGCCATCCTTCTGCGCCCTCTGCGCCCTCTGCGGTGAGCTTTTAGGCCACCCGCGTGGCCAGGTCCGCCTGCCGCCGCGCAAACTCCCGCATGCCTTCGCCAAACAGCAGCGCGTTCATGCGCACAATGGAGAGCAGGTCCGCGCCGCGATTGTCCACGCTCACGTTGACCACCTGCCCGCCGGCGCCGCCGCCCAGCGCACGCACATTGGGAGTGATGAGCGCACCAGCGGAAGTCACGAACGCCGG